ATATCAACAAGCACGAAGATCCACAATGGGCAGTTTTCCCCTGGGAGAACTGGTGGGCAAACTAAATATTACTTCAACCGGCCTTTACGGCATTCATCCCGGTATACAAATTCTGCAAGCCTATGCTATAATTAACATAGGAGAAGAATAATGGCAAATAACCCCCACCAGCAAGCACTAAGTGATTACTTTGATGCTCGCATCAATCATTATCATCACACAAAATCTGGTAACACAGTAGGGCCAGTCTTGCAAAAAAGTCTGGCAGATAACGTAGAGCAGGCATTAAGTAACGTGCCATCAACTGTGCAATACAAGTATACCAGCACCAAAGAGTATCACGACGCTTTTCCCTGCGCCTACAGACAGTGGCGAGCAGATAGCCACTGTAATTTAATACATGGCTACAGCTTTAGTATGAAGTTTTACTTTGGCACCAACGACCTGGATGTACGCAACTGGGCAGCAGACTACGGTGGATTAAAAGAATTAAAGAACGTATTAGAAAGCCAATTTGACCATACCTTACTGGTAGCAGAAGATGATCCAGAACTAGAAACATACAAGTTACTTGAATCAAAGAACATGGCCAAGCTGACTATACTGCCTAAACTAGGGTGCGAAGGGCTTGCTGATCAATTGTACCGGTATGTCAATGGTGTGTATATTCCTGACATGTGGGGACAGGCAGAAGCAGATCGTTTGTGGTGCTACAGAGTAGAAGTACGTGAAACACAATCAAATATGGCGTTCCGTGAAGGACACCGTGAATGGAATGAGGATTTATTTGCATGATGAATAATAAAATTAATGAAACTCTGGTTATATTGCAGGAAGAATGTGCTGAAGTTATTCAAGAAGTAAGCAAGTGTTTTCGCTTTGGCATTGATGCCATGCACAAAGATGGTATGGTACATCGTTCCAAGCTGGAAATGGAAATTGGTGATATGTTAGCCATGGTTGATATCTTGTTGGATCAAGGTGTTATTACACAAAAGAATCTTGACTTGGCAAAACAAAACAAAGTAAACAAACTTAAAATTTATTCGAGTATATATGAAGATTAAAGTCAGCGAAATCTTTTATAGTCTACAAGGCGAAGGTCGCTTTATTGGTGTGCCTAGTGTTTTCTTAAGAACATATGGCTGTAACTTTACCTGTAGTGGGTTTGGTTGCAAGCCTGGTGAAAAAAGCACAGAAGCAGACGAAGTTGGTCGAGTAGTAGACAAGTATAAAACATTCTTAGAACTACCCTTGGTAACCACAGGTTGCGATAGCTATGCAAGTTGGCATCCAGACTTTAAACATCTGAGCCCAACACATACCACCGAAGAGCTGGTAGAAAAAATGTTGGCATTAACTCCTAACAATCAGTGGATGCAAAACAATGGAAATGATGTACACTTGGTTATCACAGGTGGCGAGCCATTGCTGGGTTGGCAACGTGCATATAAAGAATTGCTAAGTCATCCACGTATGGCAGACTTAAAGAACATTACATTTGAAACTAATGGTACTCAAGAACTACACGAAGACTTCCGTGATTTCTTAATCGACTGGGCAGATGAAAAATCTAGTCGAGAAGTTACATTTAGTGTAAGTGCCAAACTAAGTGCTAGTGGAGAAACTTGGGAAGATGCTATTAAGCCTAAGATTGTCAATATCTATCAAACATACGGGCATGTATATCTTAAGTTTGTTGTTGAAACAGTTGAACATGTTGATGAAGCTGTTCGAGCTGTTGATGCATTTAGACATGACGGATTCAAAGGCTCAGTATATTTGATGCCACAGGGCGGTATTGTTGAGCCATATGATGCTAACAAATTAACCATTGCCAATATCTGCTGTGAGCGCGGATTTAACTACAGTCCACGCTTACACGTAGATTTGTGGGGCAACGGGTGGGGCAAGTAATGCCGATCCCAGAGAGTATTAGCATTGCTGGACCAGAAAACTATAGTGAAGAACGTTTTTTAGAACGTGCAGACACAGAAGTTAAATGGTCACTACGTCCAAGACGTTGTCATGTTAGCGGTCGTTGGTTGTGGCTCACACAAGCCTATCGTGCTGTGTTTGTTATCCACGGTCCAGGAGATCCTGCTGTTTGGTACCGTTGGTACAGTACCACAGAAATGCTTATATTAAAATTAAAACATGGATGAAAAGAAATCTAACGTAACAGACGGACGTGAAAGTTTTGATATTACTGTAGGCAATACTTTAGTTGCTTTCTTTAATCGTAACGTAAGTACATACCCTACCGAAGCTGGTGGACCCAAGTTTGATCTAGTTCCTGTTGAAAAACAAAAAGATGTCATGCTGAACGTGGCACGTATGCATGCCAATCAAGAGTATAACAGGATCATGGAATTAGTTGATGTACTACAAAAACAGGCCTCAGAATTAAAGCGCAGATTAGATATTACCGACATGGTTCATGCGGCTAAATACGAGTTCCAGGTAGCACATGGCCAGACATACTGGTTAGTACAAGATACACGTCAAAACAAACTTATACTATGTGGCATGGGACCAAACGGTTGGTCAGCTGGTGCTCCTGTGTGGTACAAGTATATTGTAGCAGTAAAATGGCTAGGTGATTACACCTGGATTGAAGTACCTGAAGAGGAATGATATGTTCGACAAATTAAAAAATATGTTTAAGAGTCCAGAACTGTTGACGCCAGTTCCAAATGAAGCTGTTAAACAGCTTAAAAAAGAACGTGCTAAGAAACCCGCTAAATCTGCTAAAGATCTCGCGACAGAAGCAGGCGAACCTTATGTGGCTATTCTTAGTGTAGAGCTAGATCCAGAAAACATTGGCAATGGCGCATTTGAATTGGATTGGAATGACAAATTTATTACCAATTTGGTTCGTGCAGGATATCAGCAAAAGGCCGGAGAAGAAGAAACCGTTATTGTAGACCGTTGGTTTGCTGATGTATGCAAAAACGTATTGTCTGAAAATTTCGAGCAGTGGGAAGCCAACCAACCATATGATAACCGACCACGCAACGTAGACCGTAAAGATCTAGGAAACGGTAAAACGGAAGTAAGTTAGGTTGACCATTAAATAATTATATGCTACTATTATAACATATAACTTTAATTGGAAATTCATGCGTTACTTACTTGTAGATACAGCTAACACATTCTTTCGTGCTAGACACGCCGCACACCGTCAGGCTGATACTTGGGATCGGCTTGGTTTTGCCATTCACGTTACGCTAAATAGTGTTAGTAAGAGTTTTAGAGATCAAAAAGCAGACCACGTTATTTTCTGTTTAGAAGGACGTAGTTGGCGCAAAGATTTTTATACACCATACAAGGCCAACCGTACTGTAGCTCGTGCGGCACTTACAGAAAAAGAACAAGAAGAAGATAAGTTATTTTGGGAGACCTTTGATACTCTCAAAGACTACCTTGCTAACAAGACAAACTGCACAGTTTTACAACACCCCGAATTAGAAGCAGATGATTTAATTGCTGGTTTTATTCAAGCTCATCCTGCAGACCATCATACTATTGTATCTAGCGATACAGACTTTCATCAATTACTAGCAGAAAACGTAAATCAATATAACGGAATTGCAGATGAACTCCATACTATACAAGGTATTTTCGACAAAAAAGGTAAAGCAGTCATCGATAAAAAAACTAAGGAAGCAAAAACAATTCCGGATCCTAGCTGGATTCTTTTCGAAAAGTGTATGCGGGGAGATCCCACTGACAATGTGTTTAGTGCGTACCCTGGGGTCCGTACGGTTGGAAGTAAAAATAAAGTCGGGCTCACCGAAGCATTTGCAGATAAAGATGCGAAAGGCTTTGCGTGGAATAATTTGATGCTACAGCGGTGGACTGATCATAACAACGTTGAACACAAGGTTTTGGATGATTATAATCGTAACGTAACTCTGGTTGATTTGTCTGCACAACCTGCAGATATCAAAGCTAAAATTACAGAAACTATCACAGCAGGTGCAGTACCACTTGGTCGCCCCATGGTAGGAGCACATTTCCTAAAACTATGCGGCAAGTATGATTTAGTTAAGATGTCAGAAATGTCTGACAGTTTTGTTCGCTTCTTAGAAGCAAGTTATCCGGAAAAAGAATAACATGACACGTTGGACTATCACGCTCGAAGAAGCAGATGATGGCAGTGGCGATTTAGTTATGCCATTACCGCAAGATCTATTAGATGGCGCTGGATGGAAAGAAGGCGATACCATTGAGTGGATTGACAACAACAACGGCACTTGGTCGATGAAGAAAGTAGAAGTAACCGATAACAAATGAAATTCTTTAATCTATCTACTGTTATTGTATTAATTATGACTGTTGCAAGTATATTTGCAATACTCAACTGGCCCAGAAATGGTGTTGTGGTATATAACTGTACTATTGCTGAAATTAGTCCAGACATTCCCCTTAAAGTCAAAGAGGCCTGCAGGAAGGCCAACGCAGAGGCATATAGAAAATGATCAACATTAAAATTGCATTACTAATTTTGTTACTATTGCAAATCAAACATTGGTATATTGATTTTGTCAATCAATCAATGGAAGAAGTTAAATCAAAAGGCATATACGGCGACTGGCCGGGTATATGGCACAGTGGCAAACATGGATTGGCCACTGCTGTTATCTTTAGCCTATTTGTTAGTGCCCCAGTGGCGTTTGCCATTGGCGTATTAGATTTTGCCACACACTATC